GTACACATATGCATCATCACCATTAAATCCAGGATACCCACTGCTGCCACCTGTGCCACCACCTATCATTACTACCTTGATTGATGTTACACCTTCTGGCAACGTGAAAACGCCACCATCTTCCGCATATGTGTCTTTATCGAGAATCATAACATGCTGGTATAGACCTTCTTGTCCGGCTGGAACATAACCAGAATACCATTCTGCATTAGCAGATAAAAATGACGATGCCTTCATATTTAGCCTTGATAAAAGACACGTTTCGTTTTCACCGTATTTATTAGTCACTTTATAATGTTTTCCGCAACGCTGATGGCCGTATATTATTGTATTTGTTACTTTCTTAATAAATCCTGTTGGGCAATAAAAAGCGTATAAGCGATTCAAAAGGTTCTGCGAATTCCCTGTGTTTATCAAAGTGCAATTCTTAATTGTCTTTGTTTTTTCAGTATCTCCAAGTGCATTAATTTTTGAAACGCTTCTTGTCGTATGAACATAAGGAATTCCTGTAAGCGTGCCAACGCCACTAACTATAGCACAGTTCGGATTGCTCGAAACGATTGCGAGAGAACCAGTGGCCGTAAGTGATGCAACTATGATTGGAGAATTATCGAAAATAACCTCTTCATTTACAGCTGCAACTCCAGAAGAATTATCAAAAAGAGTTACTCGATCCGCATCAAGATTAGACAAATATGTATGTTCAAACACGGTTACCTGAGAATACGGACGTTCATAATCAACTTCTCCAACATTGTAAATCTTATCGGTTGGTACTTCTTCCGCATGTTCTGGAGATGTATGGATGAACGTAAAATGAGGATCACCATTTGCATCCTTCAATATGTTAACTCCATACGAATATACTAAGCGGTGAAGGTTGTCCTTTTTTGTTCCATACGGGATATATCCGCTTACAACAAGATTTGAAACGTCATCATCTATTGAATAACTTATTACAGGGTTTCCAGTTCCAAATATAGATTTTGCAAGAATGTTTCCAAGAACAGTTGAGAATGTTGTAGGAGCATACATTCCTCCACCAGATTGCATCTTATCCAAAAGTCCCATTGTGGAAAAACATTCTATTGAAAACTTGTTTGTTCCGTTTCGCTTCACATTGTCTACATAGAATTTACCAACAATCTCCCCATCGTTGAAATACCATAATGGAGTTCCAACTGGAAGGTTTATTATTCCTGATACATTCGCATTTTCTTCTACATCAACAACATAAACAAAATTGTCTTGAGTATATATTTCGTATCCATCAGAAGACACAAACCGTGTAATATCAGCAAGATTTTCTGAAGTATCGGCGACTATTGGAGTGAACTTGTCTATCAGAAGTTCATCACCATCAACGGAAACATATTGGATCACTTCAGTTCCACCGAAAATCCGAGAATTGTCAAAGTAATATGTTGGATTCTGTAAGGACCCAATATATATTTCATTCTTGATCATTCAGCGCCTCACATTTCTATTAGAGGAAAACCAAATCCGTCATAATACTCACCGTCAGATCTATTAATTAGATACTCCCAAGAGAAATTGTTTGAATATACACGCCTATATGTCCAATCGTTTGAATTGTCATCCTTGAATCTTATCTGAAACGATTCCGGTTCAATTAAAGACTTAATTGTATCAAGATTCGTTTTTTTTATTGGAACACATGAAACGTCAATTCTATACTTTATACATATCCTATCACGGATCATTGTTCCGTCCAAATTTCTACCTGCTGAAGATCCTTCGACATCAGATCGTTGGTCTTTCCATCCGCCGGCCTTAATAAACGGAGTCAGATTAAACCAACTTGATCCATTTTGAATTTCGCATATCATAATCTGACTCCTTTCTTATGCTTCGCTCATACTCATTCCGTGTTCTCTTGTTACAGTCTTGAAATCATCGTATACAGCTCTTGCAAACTGCTTTCCGTTTATATTCAGAACAACGGAACCGTTTCCTCTTCCACTATTTCCCATAGCAGCAACTACCGCATTATAAACGCCGGAAGAAACAGCAGAAACGATCTGGTCGTTGTTTGCCACAGCAGTCTGTCCGCCAATAGTTCCGACCATTTCCGGACCGGATTCTCTTGCAACAAATAGCTGGCCGGCATCAGGAAATCCGCCAGATGCGAATCCAAGCTTGCTCTTTGCGCCGTTCCACAGGTTGCTTGCTGTAGAAGACACCTTGTCCCATCCAGAGCTTGCAGCTTCGCCAACCTTATTGATTACATTGCTGCACCAATCCCACACCTCTTTGAGTTTGTTAATGATATTATCAAACTTACCCTTTAGCGTGTTCCACATGCTTGTGAATGCATTGACCACAGAATTCTTGAACTCAATGATTTTCTGCTTGCACTCAGCGAACTTTTCCTTGACCACATCAATTTTATCTGATATATTCTCGACAACTTCCTTCCATTTGTCCTTGACAGCCTGGAAGAACTCTTTGATTTTATCGATGATGGCCTTGATCTTGTCACGCAGTTCTTCAAATTTCTTCTTTATAAAATCGATCTTCTCTTTGAACCAATCTGCGACAGATCCCCAAAGTTCTTTGATCGTTGCACTGACCTCGTCCCAATTATTGACGAGCCATGCGAGACCGGCTATTACCGCAGCAATAGCAGCAATGATCAATATCTTGCCGGCGTTTATCACAACGAATACGATAGCAAGACCAGCCATTACGCCAGTGATCGCAGCTCCAACCAATCCAACGTTGTCGATGAACGTCTGAAAATCAATCTTTCCGCTGATCAGATCAGCAAGATTGCTCAGAGTGTTTGTTACCTGGTCAATTGCCCACAGGATCACGTCTCCGATAAGTGATGCAAGAGGAGTTAGATAATCAATAACCTTCTGAAGGATAGGGTTGAGACGTTCAATAATTGATGCGAGGAAATCAAATCCGGCAGCCAAAGCATCAATGACCTTCGGAAGTAAAGATTCCATAGCCCACTTTGCTATTGGAGCAAGAACGGATTCAAATACGATTCCAAGAGAATCCATAATGGCAGAACCTAACCGCATGAACGATTCTCCAAGATTTGAAAGCGCCTTCTTGAGTGGATCCCAATTAATACTCGCAAAGTAATTCTTTATCTTCGTGAGCATTTTTTCCAACCACTTAAATGTTGCCGGTTCTTCCATCTCAAGTCCGTCAATCAGACCACCGGAAAGCGCTTCTCCCATATCAACACCAACCGTCTCAGCTCCAGACGTATCGGTTCCGGAAGAAGATTCTGAAGATGTCGGATCGGAAAGCTTATTAAGTTCATCAATGCCAAGAACGGACTTTGCAGCCTCTTTCGCCTTGCTGGCAAGCTTACCGGCAGAAGATGCTGCATCATCTGATGCTTCAGACGTTGATTCCATTGCTGTTGATACGGTCTCCGTACTCGATGCAGCAACAGCAGTTGCTGCGCTTAATTTCTTTCCGAAAATGTTTGCGATGGCCTGCGCCACACGGTTTGCTACCGTTGCGATCCTCGACAGAATCGATGCTACAGCATTAAGAACGGGCAAGAATACGGTTCCTACAGTGGTTGCAGCCTGTCCGAACTGCTCTTTAATGTCTCCGAGAGTGTTTGATAGTTGCTGCATACGTCCGGCAGGAGTGTTTGCTAATGCAGCATTCATTCCACCAACGGATTCAGAGATCACTTCAGCCAACGTTGCCGCACGTTCAGCCTCAGTTCCATACTTAAGGATTTGTTCTTGTGCCTCTGTAAAACTATAACCGTACCGGCTCAACGCACCGGTCTGGCCTTCCATGACCTTGCCCATCATCGTTGCGATGTTCACAGCAGATTCCTGAGTAGCATTTAAACCGTACTGCTGTGCGATCATGTCATTCATTACAGGGATTAGTTTTTGCAAAGATTCAGTCTGTCCAAGATACGTTGCCATTTCTTGTGCGCCAGCAAGCTGAACCTCATCGCCAATTACACCAAGCGCCTGTTGCGCACTGGTCAAATCTTTGATGCTCTTAATCTGAGCATCAGTTGCTCCCATTGTGTTCCGCATGACCTGCGTGAGTTTCGCTTCTGCTTCAACCTGGTCATTATATGCGGACACGCATTCCTTTGTAGCGGACACCAATGCAGCAACTGACACAGTGATGCCTACCATGCTTAAAGCTGAGTTGATCTTAGCTGATGCCGAAGAAATCGCAGAACTCATGCTCTTCATCGAATTTGATGCCTTCTGCGATTCTTTGATTAACGGAGAAAAGTTAGCACCGGCACGAACCAGTATATTTTTTACTGCGGCCATAGCCGACCTCCCTTATACTGAATTGCCTCCGAATAAAGCATTCAGAGACTGAACGACAGAATACATTTGATCATCTGTCATTGGTTCGTTATTTTTGCTTTTGAACACATCGTCAAACGCTGGCATTTTCTTTTCCCATACAGCCACCCGTATCAACGATGCAAGATTATATAGTTCTGTGTTTTTCTTATTTGATTCCATCTCAACATTCTTCGTATACCCATCAACGAAAGCATAGAACTGAGATGGTGTCATGTCTTCCCATTCAGACGGACTTAGACCGCATTGCGCCGCAAGAGATAGCTGCTTCAGCCAACTGAATTCTTGCGGTCTTTCGGAGGGTTTGCATCACCCATATCAAAGCCAGCAGCAATTGCGTTCGTAACTGCAGCAAGCAGTTCACTTACGCTCACCATATCAAGCAGCTCATCGCAACGCTCAACAGTAAGAGTAGGATCCTCAAGTCTAAGCATCTCATATGCCAGAGATACCAGAACATCGAACCTTTGAAGAGATGCCTCCAAATCGTTAAGAGAGCAGTTCTGATTCGCACAGAATCGTTTAAGAACTCTGTTGGTCAGTCTAAGATGTCTTGGTCTGTCAAGGTTTAAAGTTACTATTTCATTGCCTTCCATAATTCCTCCTAAATAATAGCGCTAAAAGGGAGGCGGAAACGCCTCCCAATAGCCAATCATATTAACCTGCCGCAGTAACTGTGACAGTAATGGTATCCGTATGAGATCCGGCATCAGTTACCGTGACAGTTGTGCTGCCAGCAGCAATACCACGGACGATAACCTCAGTTCCGTTAACATATGCAGCAGCCTTAGTTCCGTCAGCAACTGCAACAGTAATAGGCAGAACGGCACCTGTGATGTTGGATACTGCTACATTGGCAGTAGTAACACCAAGCTCATCAGGATACGCTACCACGCCGCCTGTGGCTGCGAGAGTGGGCTGCCCAGAAACGACCAGAGTGCAATCGAACGTGATAGCTCCACCAACATCGGAAGATGTCTTGAATCCGACTACACCGGCGTTGAAAGACCATTTCTTGCCGATCTTTGCAGGGAATGTAATTACGCATGCAACAACATCACCGGATGCGAGAAGCGTATACAGTTCAGACTGTCCCTGATCGGAACCGTCAAGGAAACCGGAACATGTTACTTCGCCTGCATCTTTGAATCCAGGCAGTTTCTCACGGTAACCAGAGGAATTATCAAGGGAACTTACGTCAATGGTATCGGCCGTAATCTCGATGCCGTTGATGGATGTAAGTGCGCCAATGACCTTATTATTAACGGTCAAACTGGTTCCAACGGAATTAGATTTCATCAGAAATCCCTCCTTAGTAATTAATTTTTATGTTGTATACCTTTCGGTATAGATTAACCTCTCGCTCATCAATCAGAGGAGAGGTCATTGATATATCTACTCTGTCAAAGGATCCACCTTGAAGAGCAATTATCTTTTCTTTCGCCGCAGAAGACAGAGTGTTCAAAGCATCAACGTTTTCTGCGACTATGTGTATTTCATAGGATGCGGAATGCAGATCGGTATATCCGTCAAGCGCCTGTTCAGTATCATCTTCGTACTGCACCCAAAAGATGAATGGAGCAGTGGCCGTCTTCAGTGCCTGTGCATGGAATACCTTATTTGACATTCCTGTGATCGTTTTTAAAGCAGTGATCACTGCATCAATAGGTTCACTCACTTTTTAGCCCACTCCTTATCTATCTCCTGCTTCAATACATCTTTCATCGTCTCAACGGTCTGAGAACGGACACGCTCTGTTGCCTGCTCAATGAAATGGCTGCCTTCAGTCTTTCGGCTTGCATGCTTTCCACCATCGTTGTACTGATATCCTCCGCCTTTTTTTGACGTAAGAAATCCGTATTCAACGGATGCCGGATAATAACCACTTTTGCTTTTTCCGCCGTATTTCCCTGGTTCCTTAATTGGCTTTTGGAACACTTCGTTCATGCTGGCTGACATGCTGTAATGGTATACATAAACGCCTTTGTTCTTGCTGTTGTCTTTCCGTTTTTTAAATCCTCGTTTCAACTGTCCAGTCTCTCCGACAGGAGCGGCAGAACGAATTGATTTTCCAACGATGTTTGATGCCTTCTGAGCAGCCTTCTTGGCTGCATTCAATGCCGTCTTCTCACCAAAAGTTTTTACAGCTTTCTCAAATTCTTTGATTTCGCTGTAATCAAATTTAACAGAAGAATTCATGATACAAGTTCAGTGCAGTAAATGAGGTATTCCTCATTCTTCTCGTTCCAATTTATCAGACTTATGATCTTGAACTTACGGGACCCGAATTTGATTCGCATTGACGGACGGAGACCGGCAATATATCTGATACGGACTTTATGGCTAACCTGTGATCTGGACTGTTCTGCTGCATAGAACTCTTTTCCGGACACAGGACTGATCTCAGCCCATACCGTTTTGAAGTCATCCCAGTTCGCATCAACATCATCACGAACATCTCCGTACTGATCGACCGTTCCATCGTACTGCTGGAATGTGATCTGATGCCTGAATTTACCAGGATCAATCATCTTTGATCTCCAAGTATTCAATCATGCAGAACTTGTCTTCGGTTGTTCTGCACCAAATACCGTCAACGCCAGCAATCTGAACCTTTTCTCCTTTTTCAAGGATACGAACAACATCAGAAAACACACTTGGGCCGGCACGGAGGTTCAGCGGACACATTGTTGTTCCGACCTTCCATGTTTTCAGTTTTTCAACTTCAGCAACGTTTTTCATCTTTTTCATAGCAGATTCCTCGCATGCATTCCAAGGATGCTTTCGATTGATTTATTTGCGCCTTTTCCATCGGAATAGACACCTCGGTTGTCATACAAATCTTGAATCAAGGCAAGATATGCGCTTGTCAATTTCTCACTGTTTTGAATCTCAACTGTCGAAAGTCCCGTATAGCTATTAATGAATTCCTCTGCGGATTTCATGCAGGCATTCAGCACGTTCGTCTGAACATCATTAGTTGAGATTCTGAGATATTCGCATGCAACCTGAGTAGTAACCTCTGATATCTTCATGCGCCCTCCAATAAATGAACAGGGAGGGAATAATCCCTCCCATAAGATTTATTCAGTGGCCATGATTCCTGCCGCCTTCAGAGCATCAAGAAGAGCCTTGAACTCTGCGGCAGTAGGATTATCGCCTGCTGCTTCAGCGACCACGGCAGATTTCTTAAGAAGACCTGCCTTGGTGGTCGATGCATCAAGACCGGTAACTGTTGCTCCGGACTTGATCTCAAGTGTCCCACCGATGACGGTCTTTGCGCCGCCCTGTTCGGTGTAGTTTTTTACGTTGTATGCCATATCAGCACCTCCTCAAAGCGTTTAGGCTATCAGCCTGCCACGCTCATGACGAGGGCTGCCAGCATCTGGTTGTTCTGAACCTTGCTGTCGAACTCAAACCAAGACACGACACCGAGAGCGTGCTGAGTAGCATACTTCTCACGCAGAACTTCAATGGAGATGTTCTCACGCATGTTTACTGCAAGGCCCTTGTAATCACCGTACAGGATAGCCTTGTTTGCGGAACCAATGGCAGGCATGTAATCGGAGAGGTATACAGGCTTGCCGAGGATAGTGTAGGGGAATGCGGTGTTGGCAGGATCCATGTTAAGGATGTACTTACCGGAACCGTCTTTCAGTTCCTTGATGGCCATGAAGGTCGCAGGAGCCATAGTCCAGCAGCAGCCGGGCTGATATACGGTCGGTACCTTTGCCTGAAGCTCAATCAGGTTGTCGAAGGTGATGGCAGTAGTGGAACCGGCAAGCAGAGTGTTGGTAGTAGACAGAGCGCCAGTAGCCTTGTTCTCAGTGCCGTTGAGCAGTTCCTTCTCAAGGAAATGTGCGATCTTTTCACCCATTTCTGAGACGATGAACGCAGTGACATCGAACACACCGTTCGTCTCAAGAGTGCGGCCGATCAGAGTGAGAGCGCCTGCGAGGTAACCACCGAGGTCAACGGAAGTGAATGCGCCGGAATCTGCGGTCAGTTCGCTGAAGTCAGCGCCGTACGCAACAGTGATGTTGTGTTCGGTTCCCTCAACAGTTTTGGGACCCCACACAGGAATCTTCAGCGTACCCTTGACGGCATACATGGTAGCGCCGGCAAAAATCGGGCAATGTTCTTTTACGGACTTGATGATCCGGTTTGCGATTGTGGTCGGGATGATGGCACCGTTGTTCGCATAGCTCATGTTCTGCTCATTGGTACGCATTTCAGATACACGGCCCATGACATAGTCAACGAATGCACGCTCCTCATCTGCTGCACGATCTTCAACGACAGTTTCAGAGGTTCTGCTTTCCATCTTTGCGGTCTTCTCAGCACGCTCAATGGTAGAATCGATGGAGCGGATCTCGTTCTCGATCTTGTCGAACTCAGCGATCTCAGCTTCGTTCATTGCTCTGGTTTCGGTTTCGGCAGTAGCAACAAGCTCTTCCATACGAGCCTGGAGGTCTGCTCTCTTTTCATTCATAGCTTTGATATTCATTTGGAATTACCCCTTTCAATTATTTTTTCTCAAAGCACTTGCTCTCGACATATAAATTCTGTTTTTGTATGCCGAGTTATCATAAATCGGAGGAATTTCTTCCTTACAAGCAGGCTCTTCGGCTCGTTCGCTTTTTTCCGAAATATGTACATCTGATTCTGTCTCGCACCCACGTTCCTCAAAGGTAACATCAGCGCTTTCTCCGGCTCTAACCTCAACTGATGTTGCTGAATATGCCGGAAGCTTATTCACGACAAGCGTAACATGGTCAAGGTCAAGTCCCTTCACTTTCCGGAGAGGCAGTTCACCGTCTCTCTGCTCAAGCTCATCGGATACGTTCATCATTCCGAAAGACCATCCCTTAATCTTTCCAGCCTTCGCAATCTCGATAAGCTTCGGATCGGTAACTCTTGCTTCTGCATGCAGCCCAATATCATCTTCATGCAGCTCCAGTGTACCGTCCGATGTCTGAGCGTACACGGTTGGAGTGTGGTCAACCGTCATCGTTACGTTTGCAGCACGTTCAATAGCACGTTCAAATACGGTCGGCTCAATTTCTTCGATCACCTTACCATGTGGAGTGATTACAGGCCTCGATTTCTTCTCCGTTGCGTTTACATAGCCGGCAATCACTGCACTGCCGTCATCACGGATCTCGATTTTCATCTGCACCATTCTCACCTCCTCCCGGCTGTGATACATTACCCATATCAATCCTGGAATCACCAAGCGTATAGCTCTTATTAGTGTTTGGAGTGTACACTTGCTTCGTCTTCGGATCGTACAAAACGTCCTGAAGTCCGAGCTTAATCCAAGAAAGACCGAGCGGCTCAAGGTCTTCGGCGAATCGCACCTCATCGATCTGCATAAAGTTATGATCGATTGCATTACCGTAAGCTTCAAACCGTTCCTTTATGTCACCCTTGAGCAGTTCTTTCGTGTCAAAGGCAAAATAATATGTGCCTTTTTCCCGTTCCAAAAGCATGTCACGGTTTAAAGCACATTGGATAACCTGCATTAATGGGATTGCTGCCAGCTTTGCCAAAGAGCTTACGTCAGAAGCAGAGCCGGAAAGCGCATCCGTTGAAATGTGGAAGATCTTCGAGAATTCTATTGCATTCGTTTTCTTATTTTCGTCAAGCTGCATCTCAGCAGCCGTATCAGAGCATTCTTTGAAGTCGATTCCGTTGTTCAGCACCATCATGGATTCCGTATTGTTTCCATACAGATTAGCCCATGCTGTCTTCAATGCAGTCATGGAATCTTCATCGATTCTTCGGTCGGCTTTCAGGAATCCCTTCTTATTTCCGCCCCTCGCAGCCATAGATTGCTCAAGGCTTAACTGCTGATATGCCACACTGATCAGTTTAGAATTCTCTTTTGTGATCGGCTCTCCAACGATTCCGTCCTTCGTGTTCCGAAGAATTCGGAAGAATTCATATGGCATGTGATCCACACCCATGATTGTGTAGATTCCTTCTTTGAAGATCGGATCCGGATTCTTCCTCCATGCGATCTTCTCTTCATCGACATAGTGGATACTCTTGACCTTGTTCTTGCTCTTGTTCAGGTAAGCATATCCGCCTTTTCCGAGGTAATAGTCCCGTATAATTGCATGCCACAACTCATTGGAGTTAAGAGTGTCTCCTGTCTCATCATTCAGTAACCGAAGCCGGTAATCATCTTTGATCTCTTCCGCCTTTCCACCGTTGTCACGGAACAGTTTAATCGGTGTTCCAGAAACGATGTTGGAAATAAGGTCGATTCCTGCCGAAATAGTAGGAACTTGGAGAGCAATTCGTTTGTTTATCGTCTGATCTCCAATCACAGCCTCAAGGAGAGCATCATCGAATCCGACCGTATCAATAGATCTATTTTCCTTTTTCCGCCTGAAAAAATCAAAAAAGCCCAATTCAATCACCTCCTTAAGTCAGTGCTATAAAGTCATAGCCGTATAGCATGTTCTGTTCAACCAAATACATGGCATTGATCAGAGCCACGACCATATCGACCTTGCCTTCGGACTTCTTTTTGTTGACATACTTGTTTTTATTGGTGTCTTCTGTACATCTCGCATTCTCAAAGTTGATCTCCAACATCTGATTTTCGCTGAGATGACATTTCTTACTAAGAATTTTTTCCTTCAAAAGCTTGGTAGGTGAGTGCAGCACGCTGGAATGCTGACGAATTTCCGTACATTCGATTCCGCTTTCCTCCAACTTTTGCACTGTGGAGATCGCATTCCATCGGTCATACCCACACTGGACGATCTCGCAGCCATATATACGCTCAATGTCAAGAATGTACTGCTCAACGACCGAGTAATCTATTACCGCATCTCCGCAGGCCGTACAAACTCCACTTCTGACGAGCCGGTCATAGTCAACTCCCTCTTTTTGGCTCTTCAGATCCTTCCGATCTGCCGGAATGAATCCGTGAACCAGAGCATATATCTCACCGTTTACCTCTGTTGCCATCGCAACAGCCGTATTATCGTCCGTTTGCGAAAGGTCAAGACCGACATACACTTTTTTACCCTTCCAGAACGTCTTGTCGATCCTATCAGAACAAGATTTTACAGCAGAGATGTCTATATACCCCTCAACTCCAAGCCCCTTATACTTGATGTTAAGGTGCTTACAGAGAAAGTTTTCACGCTTGTTTTCATAGAGTTTAGCCGCAGTTCTGATCTTCTTAATCGCATTGAATATACTTTTGTTCTTAACTGCGACCGGATTCGCCTGAAAGATGATGTTATCGTCTTCCATCCATTGATCATCAACGAGATATTTCTGGTCCGGTTCGTAAAGCAGTGAAAAACGCCTCCGATCATCAATCAGACCGTCAAGCGTTTTCTTGGATATATCTATTTCATCAATCATGGCATTATCATCATTCGGATACTGCGTGCTTATGATAATACCAAGCTTGTTTACCAGAGTTATCTGAGACGAACGCATCGCCTCAATCGGATATCCGTCCATTGCTCCAGCTTCGTCAGCAAGAAATGCATGAGCCAACTTACCGTCCATCTTATCCTGACTGTACGCAAGAGGGACATATTCGGAATCCGTAAGCTTGCACCGTATTTCGGACCGTAAAGTCTTGAATACGTTGTCATCAAGATATGGAGAAGACTTAATAATCTTCCTTATGGCCACTTGAAGCTCTTTCGACAGTTTCAAGTCCGGCGCTACCGAGAAATATCGGCTGAACCTATTCTCAGTTAGCATAAGAACGATGAAGATCACGGCCGAGTTGAACGTCTTAAAGTTCTTTCTCGCTATTTCAAGAAGTGCCGTTTCATAATACCGTGTTCCATCTTCCTTGCATTTTGTGCAAAGCGTTGCAACGATCAAGAGCCAGGCATAGTCTTCCATGCCTTCATACATCGAGACACCCAAGTCCGGATGCATGATAAGTTTCAGCAGCTTGCAGATCCTCTGATACGCTATTCCGTCAACGTAAGCTTCGTCATCTTCACCCCTCAGAATCTTCAGCCACTGTTCGCACTGTAGCTTCACATACTGCGGAACCTTCTCGTTGTCTGGCCACAGACACCATTCCGCATATTGCACAGCCGGTGATGAATATATATCAAACATCTTTCAGCGCCTCCAACAGAGGGTTGGAATCCTTCTCAACCTTCTTCGGTATTGCCCTCAGTGCCGATGCTATCGTCATGCCGTTTTCCTTCTCGATTGAAAAACGTCTCTGTTTCAGAGCATCTATCCGCTTGTCAACTTCCAGCACAAGCCGGAACAGTTCCTTCGGAGGAATCGATCCGTCATCTTCAATCCGTTTCCGCATCTCCGTGTACCGGTCAATGTCAGACTTGATCACGCAGTATTCGTTGATTACGGATTCGTAAATTGCATCACTCTTACCGACCGCAAGCAGAATCTTGCTGATCCGTATGTATTCCGCATGGGCAACAGGATCAGACTTGACCTCTTTCGATTCTCGCATCTTGATTCCGGTCAGAGATGCCTGTTCTGCGGCCTTTCGCTGCGCTATTTCCGCTTTCGTGCGATGTCCGGCGCAATTTTCAATTTGTTTTGAATGAGCAGGCATAGGGTTCACCTTGATTTGGGAAAGAATTAAAAATTTGGGTGGGAACGTGGTAGCCACGACCCCCGTCAGCGCCGAGCGACCCCTCCGGCGGGTACTTTTGAAGCATCTCTGGCCTCTGCAAGCCCCATCAGATATCTCGCATCGAGCTTACCACGGTCAGCAATCTCATGATGGTACTGACACAGGCACACCAGGTTGCTGTCATCGAGAAGCAGATCAGGATCAACTGACAGCTTGATTATGTGGTGAGTCTCAAGGCCTTCAGTTGTAGGAACACCTTGATCCAAACATACGGCACACAACCAGTTGCTGCGCTCCTTTATGTCTCTGCTTTTCTCTGCGAACTTCCTTGTGTATCGACCAGCATCTGAACTGCCTTTGTCGTACCTGCTTGGTCTCATTGGTTTCTTCGGACATGTAAATTCTTTCGGATGCACACGACCGCAATAACTGCAACTCTTGTTAGGCATATCGCAAACTCCTAATTATAAAAACCAAAGCCATGCTTGGAAGATGATCCAGTGTAGGAGGAAACACTGTACAGAAATGGAGAAAGCATTAACCATTATGACCATGAACAGAAAGGAAAGAAAACATGTAAGTAAGGAGTATCACATGAAAAAGAAAGAGATGCATGGCTTGGTTATAAGCGAACAGAGATGAAGGTCTGACCACTCCCTCATCTCTGCTGTTATCGCAATTATAATTATATCACATGCTGTTAGTGTAATTAGGTGTACTGTCCTGAAGAACAGAATCAAGTATGCTCGCAACGATAGTAAGCGCCTCAGTTCTAAGCTTATATATCATCTTGCTGTCTATGCTAATATCAATGCTTTTGGCTATGTCATCCCAGAAGTATCCACGGATGTAGTACATGTACAGGATGAGTTTGAGCCTATCGCTCTCTACCGCATCAATCACGGCATCGATCTCAGACAGCGCATCGTTCTGTTCCTGTATTCGCATACTAAGCCGATAAGCATATTCCGCCAGCCGGTCATACTTGTGCGGATCCTTTGTGCCGGAAACAATCACAGCATCAAGAGCCTGTCCTTTCAGACCAAGCTTTTCTCGCATCTCAGCAAGTTCTTGTTCCTGCTCGTCAACCATCTTTGAAAGCCACCTGTATCTACTAAGCCATGAATCAGCCTGGTCAATAGTCATTCATTCACCTCGTCTTCAATTTCAAGTTCCGTTATTGCTGTCTGCTCATATTCATCCACTCGTTCCCAACCGTAATAAGCTGTTGATAACGTGCCTGGTTGAGTTATTCTCTTTGTAGCAGGATTGAATGCAAGCTTTATAGCATCCTCTTTTCCGAGAATAAGAATACCCTTAAGTCTGTTCTTCGTCACATTCAGAAAGTTATCATAATCTCTCTGCTCTCCTCCGATTGTTGGCTGAGACTTTGAATATGTCAGAACTGTGTCAACCTTGTTAGTGATATCAGAGGAACCGGAAACGTCATCGTTGCTTAGTTCTCCCTGTGTTTTCTTCGGATGCGCAATCAGAAGAATTGCCACAGAATACTTAAGTGCTATGTGTTTCAGTTTTCCAACAAAATTTGACTGTGCCAAATAAAGATTGTTCTGCTCACGAACCTCTTCCATTGCTGTCATCAGATTGTCCAATACGATCAGTCTCGCACCGTACTGAGTGATTACACGTTCGACCGTATCAGTAAGTGATTCCATCTCCTGTCCATCTGGAGGAAGATAGTTGTTGTCGTATATGAACATACGACCCCTGTACCACGCATTGATCTTATTTGTCACGTCTTCAGGAATTCTGTATTCCTTCTCTCCGTATTCATTATCACTCTCTATCAAATTATATTTTCCTGCAAGCTGATAATCAAGCCAAGCCTTAAAGTGATAATCCGAAAGTTCTCCAGAATACGCAAATACGGTTTCTCCTTCGTCAAGAGCCGAGCATATAATCTGCGATGCAAACGTTGATTTTCCTTCTCCACGTTTTCCTGTTAATAACGTCAACGTTCCCATGCACAGACCTTTGATAGCTTTATCAAGCCCCCATATTCCTGTCCGTATGCAATCGATTGAATTCAAGTCCACCGACTGAACGTCTGCCATTTCCTTGACATTGTCGATCTTTGGAACCTCAGCATTCTCAATG